GGTTTGAGCTGATGGGAACCCCGAAACCCGGCGGCAAGCGGACCCCCGGCACGTCGGTCGAGACCATCGTGCAGGCGATGGCGGACGCCGCGGCGGGCCCGCTGGAGCCGCCGGCGCACGTGAAACTGCGCGACGGCGACGCTCCGTTCTGGGCTGGGATCGTGTGCGCGCGGGCCCGGAGCGACTGGCCGGCGGTCGACCTGGTCGTCGCGGCCCAGCTCGCCCGGTGCCAGGCGGACATCGAGCGCGAGTCGATGGCGCTGGACGACGAGAGCACGGTCTTGACGAACGCGCGCGGGACGCAGGTCGCGAACCCGCGGGTCATGGTGCTCGAGCAGCTCGCGCGCCGCGAGATGGCGCTGCTGCGGACGCTGCGGATGGGCGGCCGGGCGGCGGGCGATCCGCGTGACGACGCCGGCCGGCGGAAGGCGCAGGCCGACGCGGCCGCGATCCGGGAGTCGCTGGAGGACGAGGAGCTGCTCGCATCATGACCCGCGGCGAGCGCGTGATCGCCTTCATCGAGCGCTACTGCCGGACGCCGTCCGGCGATGGCGTCGGGAAGCCGCTGCGGTTGGAGGCGTTCCAGAAGCGGTTCATCGTCGAGGTCTACGACAATCCGTACGGCACGCGGCGCGCGTACCTTTCGATCGCCAGGAAGAACGGGAAGACGGCGTTGATCGCCGGCATCGTGCTCGCGCACGTGGTCGGGCCCGAGGCGCGGCAGAACACGCAGATCGCGAGCGGTGCGCAGTCGCGCGACCAGGCGGCGCTCGTGTTCGATCTCGCGATGAAAATGATCCAGCTTTCGCCAGAGCTGACGCGCCTGACGCGCATCGTGCCGAGCGGGAAGAAGATCATCGGCATCGCCCGGAACGTCGAGTATCAGGCGCTGTCCGCCGAGGGCAAGACGGCGCACGGCCGCTCGCCGATCGTAGCGATCCTGGACGAGGTCGGCCAGGTCGAAGGGCCGCGCGATCGTTTCATCTCGGCGATCACGACGTCGCAGGGCGCCTACCGCGACGCGCTGCTGATCGCGATCTCGACGCAGGCGGCGTCCGACGGCGACCTCTTCTCGTTGTGGCTGGACGCGCCGGACGACCCGCGCGTGGTCAAGCACGTGCACGCGGCGCCGGACGAGTGCGCGCTCGACGACCGGGCGGCGTGGCTGGCGGCGAACCCGGCGCTCGGCATCTTCAAGTCGATGGAGACGTTCGAGCAGGACGCGAAGACGGCACAGTCGATGCCGACGGCCGAGCCGGAGTTCCGCAATCTCGAACTGAACCAGCGCGTGCAGGCGACGAGTCCGTTCGTGCCGCGGTCGGTCTGGCAGGCGAACGGCGCGGCGCCGACGCCGATCGACGGCCGGCGCGTGTACGGCGGGCTCGACCTGTCGGCGGTGCGCGACCTGACCGCGCTCGAGCTGCTCGACGCCGACGACGGCAGCGTGAACTCGACGTTCTGGCTGCCCGAGCACGGCCTGGTCGAGAAGGCGAAGAAAGACCTCGTGCCGTACGACATCTGGCACGCGCAGGGGCACTTGCTGACGACGAAGGGGAAGGCGATCGAGTACGAGTACGTCGCCGAGTACCTGCGCGGCGTGTTCGACCGGTGCGAGGTCATGGCGATCGGGTTCGACCGCTACAACATGAAGTTCCTGCGGCCGTGGCTGGAGAAGGCCGGGTTCACGGAGGACGAGCTCGATCGCTTCGTCGAGTTCGGCCAGGGCACGGCGAGCATGACGCCGGCGCTGCGGGCGTTCGAGGTGGCGCTCGCGAACGGCGGGCTCAAGCACGGCAATCATCCAGTGCTGAACATGTGCGCGGCGAACGCGCGCGTGATCGGCGAATCTGGCGCGCGCAAGTTCGACAAGATGACGCAGCGCGGGCGGATCGACGGCATGGTCGCGCTGGCGATGGCGGTCGGTGTGGCGCAAAGCGGTGAGCGCGCGGCCGGGCCGTCGTTCTGGCAGACCGACGAGGCGGAGGCGGCATGAGCTTCTGGTCTTCCCTCATGCAGCGGTTCCGCGGCGAGCGGAAGTACGACTCGCTCGACCTGTTCCGCGACCTGTACGGCGGCCGCGCGACGAAATCCGGCGTCTCGGTGAGCTGGGAGACAGCGCTCAACGTGACGACGTGGCTCGCCTGCGGGCGGGTCATCGGCGAGGGCATCGCGCAGGTTCCGCTGAAGCTCTACCGCGAGGCCAGCGGCCGGCGGGTGCCGGCGACCGACCATCCGTTGTACGAGGTGCTGTTCCGGCGCCCGAACGACTGGCAGACGTCTTTCGACTACCGTGAGATGCTGGCCCTACATCTCGTGTTCACCGGCGGCGCGTTCTCGTACAAGAACGTGACGCGGGCCGGACTGGTCGAGCTGATCCCGTTCGAGCCGCAGTGGGTGCACGTCACGCACAAGCACGGCGTTCCGGCGACGTACAAGGTCACGCTGCCGGAGGGCGAATCGAAGGAATTCGCGGCCAGCGAAATCTGGCATCTGCGCGGGCCGAGCTGGAACTCCTACGTCGGGCTGGAGCCGGTGAAGCTCGCGCGTGAGGCGCTTGGTCTCGCGCTGGCGACGGAAGAGACGCACGCACAATTCCACCAGAACGGGGCGAAGCCGTCCGGCGTGCTGTCGGTCGAGGGATCGCTCGATACGAAGCAGTACGAGCAGCTCCGGGCGTGGATCGAGAAGAGCATCGGGTCGCGCAATGCAGGCGTGCCGCTGATCGTCGACCGCGCGGCGAAGTGGTCGGCGCAGGCGATGAGCGGCGTCGACGCGCAGCACCTGGAGACGCGCAAGCACCAGGTCGAGGAAATCTGCCGCGCGCTGCGGGTGATGCCGATCATGGTCGGGCACGCCGACAAGACGGCGACCTACGCGAGCGCAGAGCAGATGTTCCTGGCGCACGTCGTGCACACGCTGTCGCCGTGGTACGAGCGGATCGAGCAGTCGATCGACGTCAACCTGCTGACGAAGAAGGAGCGCGAGCAGGGGCTGTACGCGAAGTTCGTCGAGGAGGGCTTGCTGCGCGGCTCGCTGAAGGACACGAAGGACATGCTGCTCGGCTACGTGAACGGCGGGCTGATGACGCCGAACGAGGGCCGGGCGAAGCTTGACCTCAACCCGGACGCGGACCCGGAGAGCAATCAACTGCGGGTGCCGGCGAACGTGGTCGGCGCGCGGGACGAGCCATCGGCCGAAGATGAGGCGACCGCGAAGGCGCTCGCCGATCACGCGGCGCTGCTCACGAAGCTGGACGAGCGGACGCGCGCGCCGAGCGTGCCGCCGACCATCAACGTGCACCAAGCGCCGATCACGGTGCACACGCCGGCGGTATCGGTGGCGAACCATCTGCCGAATCAGGAGCCGCCGGTCGTCGACGTGAAGGTCGAGGCGGTGATGCCGGAGCAGGCGGCGCCGGAGGTGCACGCGCACTTCGAGGCGACGCTGCCGGAGGTGAAGGCGCCGGACGTGCGTGTCGACGTGACGAACAACGTGCCGCCGGCCGAGGTGAACGTGCACCTTCCGGCGCGGCGAATCGAGAGCGACGTGAAGCGGGACCGCGACGGGAATCTCGTGCACGTGACCCAGATCGAAACCGATCTTGTCGGAGACGGAAATGCCAAAAGGCACCGCAACCTGCAATAACTTCCTGAAGCTGCTCTACAACGCTACCGCGTGGGCGGACGTTGCGGAGGACGATTCCACGTCGCCGATCACGGACATCGGAATGGCGCTGGCGACGGCCAGTTACACGGGCGCGTCAACGCTCGCCAGCAACGAGGCTACCTACACGAACTACGTGCGGCAGGACGTGTCGCGCGACACGGGCGGCTGGACTGCGGCGACCGGGGGCGCGACGGAGAACGTGGCGGCGGTCGAGTTCCCGCAGTGCGGCGCGAGCGGAAACACAATCACCAGCGCGGCGACCGGGAAGCCCGGCGGCGGGGCTGCCGAGATTTTCCACTACGGCGACCTGAACGCGAGCATCGCCGTGTCGAACCAGATTCAACCGCGCTTCGCTGCCGGCGCGATCACGATCACGGAGACGTGACATGACGGAGTTCACTGGGCCGTCGGCCAACTACATCCGGCAGCAAGTCACCATCGCGCTGCGGGCGCTCGACCCGCTGGAGAAGCTGGGCACCGATGTCGCGATGCAGGGGCTGTCGGCCGTCATCGAGGAATGCGACAGGCGGATGCGCGCGCTGCCGGTCGAAGAAGCGCCGCGGTCGCGTGGGGTCGACGTTCTGCGCGAACTCATCGACGCGACCGCCGTCGGCGTGCTGCCCGGTAGCATCACCGCGAGCTTGTAGGCGTGTCCGACATTCAAGTCATGCGCGCCGACGAGTACAGGCGTTTCCCGCATCTGTACGAGTGCAGCGTCTGCGGGAAGCCGGTCAAGGTCACGCCGCAGGGCGAGGGCGTGGAGCCGCTGAAGCGGTTCTCCTGCGACCACACGGACGCGCCGATCTGGGCGAACCGGAAGGTTACGCTCTACGGCAAAGGCGACGCGAACATCGCCGTGCGGGCGCAGCGGAAGATCACGCTGACGGTGCGGCAGCTCCTGTGCGCGTTGACGGGCAGGAGCGTCTAGGTGCTGACACACGCGCATCTCGCTCGCGCCGACGATGAGGGTCGGGTGCTGTCGCGGCCGTGGATCAAGAATCCGTCCGTCGTCACCGCGGCCGGCATCTGGGTTGACCTGTCGTTCTTCGGGCGCTACCCGGCCGCGCAGTATTTCACGGACGGTACCGCGCTCGCTCGTCAGGCGCTGCGGCGCTCGACGCACGGCGGGCTCGACCACGGCGAGGCGCAGGGCGCGAGCATCAAGAAGTGGCTGCGCGGCATGACCACGCTGACCACGACGGCCGGCGCGGTGCCGCTGCAGTTCATGGTCATGGATTACCTCGCGTACTACCCGCTTATCCCGATGGAGGACGTCCAGACACTCGACAACACGACGCCACTGCCGCGCCACGAGGACGTCGGCGGACAGATCATGCTGGTCGAGCAGTTCCCCTACGTCGGTGGCGGCACGCTGCGCGTGACGTACACGAACCAGGACGGCGCGAGCAAGCAGTCGCCGATCTGCACGATCAACACGCAGGCGGTGCTCGGAACGGTGGCGACGTCGGCCCCGACCACAGCCGGATGCGCAGGGCCATTCGTTCCGCTCGCGCACGGCGACCGCTCGGCACTGCAGGTCGACGGCATCGAGTTCTTCTCGGCGGACGCTGGGAACCTGGCCGCGCTGATCGTGCGGCCGCTCGCGCCGTTCGCGCACTACGACGCGACGTGCCCGACCGAGTGGGACTTCCTGCGCCACCTCGGAATGCTGGAGCAGATCACCGACGACGCGTACCTGTCGCTTGTCTGCCGGCCGGCTGGCTCGATCACGGGCGCCATCATTGACGGCCAGATTCGCACGCTCTGGACGGACGCATAGGACAACGACATGGGCGGATTCACCTCACTCGACAACAGGCTCAACGCGATGTCGTCGCTCGGCAAGCGTTTCCAGACCGTGCTGTCGAAGCAGTTCAACCCGACCGCGGCCGCCGTGGCGAACGAGTGGCACACGTACTTCCGCGGCGGCGGCTATCCGCAGGCGGACGCCATCTTCGACGCCGGCACGAATCTGCTGTTCCAGTCGCTCACGGACCAGACGACGAACGCGGGCAGCCTGTACCACGGTGGCGACGTCGGGGCCGCTGGCGACGACTACAAGCTGCTCGAAACGGCGATGGCGTGCACCGCCGCGGCGACCACGGTCCCGCATTGGGTGCAGCTCGTCGACGTGCTCGGCTTCATCCGGGTGACGAGCATCACGACGACCACGGCGCAGACGGTAATCTGGCCGTACAACGACGGCACCGCGACGGGCGGCGGCGAGACGATCACCTTCTCGTCGAGCTCGGGCCTGCTCGGCACGTACACGAACGACATCCAGTCGCTCTCGAAGGTTCGTTTCCGCAACTCGGGCGGTGCGCTGCCGACCGGCCTGACGGCCGGCACGGACTACTACACGATTCGCGTCTCGGCGACGACGTGTCGCTTTGCGACGTCGCGCGCGAACGCGATTGCGGGGACGGCCATCGCGTACACGGATGCCGGGTCGGGGACGAACGTGATCGACGTCCGCCTGCCGCGCTACTCGGACGGCGTTGGTGTGGACTGCATGTTCTTCAACCCGCAGGCGACCGCGCTGGGCGCTGGCACGCCGGCGCTGACGCTCGCCTACCAGAACGGCGCCGGGACAACCGCCCGCGCGACGCCGACGTCGCCATCGGGTCCGGTCGGCAAGACCGCGGCCTCGAACAGTCACATCCTCTGGACGGGCGCGACCGGCGCCGGCAAGTTCGGCCCGGCGATCCCGCTGCAAGGCGCGGACAGCGGCATCCGCACGATCCAGACGGTGCGCAACAACGCGACGTACACGAGCGGCATGTACACCGTCGCGCTGTTCAAGCGGCTGGGCGAGCCGATCCCGCTGCAGGTACTCGGGCAGGCGGTGCCGTGGCGGTTCGACGGTGGCGTGCGGGTGTACGACGGCGCGGCGATCTACGCCATCGGCAAGAGCGGCGTCGCGACGCCAGCGAACTCGCTGATCGAGGTCAACCTGAACTTCGGCTGGACCTGATGCTGCTCAACAACGGCTTCCTGCTCTATCAATCCGGGCTGGTTGAGGGGTCGGCGCACGCGCTGCTGCCGGGCCAGTGGGACGCGCCGCGGCAGTGGGAGAAGTTCCTCGCCAACGACGGCGAGACGGCCATCCGGCGCGGCACGGCGAATCCGCCCGGCAGCTTCCTGCCGCTGACCTGGCACGGCCCGATCACGGACGGCGAGATCGTGCTGCGCACGGACGGCGAGGGCTCGCTCGCCGCCGACCTGATCCCGACGCGGCCGATGACGATCGACTTGACCGGCGCGGGCGACCTCGAAGCGACCGCCGGCCTCGTCGTCTCGATGCTGCTCGCGATGACCGGCGGCGGCGACCTGACGGCGACGATTGAAGGCCGCCTGAACGCGAGCATCGACATGACCGGCAGCGGCGACCTCGCCGGCAGCATGACCGGGTTCGCCAACCTGGTCGTCGACCTACTCGGACAAGGCGACCTCGACGCCACCATCGCCGCGTTCGGCGACATGAGCATCGACATCGTCGTGACCGGCACCGGCCTGACGACGGCGAACGTCGGTGCCGCCGTGTGGTCGGCGCTGGCCGCCGCGAACAACGACGCCGGCACGATGGGCGAGAAGCTGAACGATGCCGGCAGTGCCAGCAATCCGTGGACGGAGGTGCTCGAAACCGGCTTCACCGCCGGCGAGCTGCTGCTGATCACCGCCGCGGCCGTCGCAGGCAAGCTCGACCGGGTCGACAACGGCGACGGCACCTTCACGATCACGATCCGCGGACTCGCCGACACGAAGGATCGGATCGTCGGCATCGTGGACGAAAACGGTAACCGCGTGAGCGCGACCTATGACGGGACGTGAGCATGAGCTGGTTCCGCAACGAATGGTTCGCGGCGCCGCAGTACGCGAGCGAATGGTTCGGGCCGGTCGCGGTCGAACCACCGACGCCGCCACCGAGCGGCGGAGTGGGCGGCGGCGGAACGCGCGTGCGATTTCCTCGGCTGCCAGGCATGAAGCCGCGCGACCGGCGCCGACGGCACGAGGAGGATCTGCTGGTTGTAATCCTGTGATGCGAAAGGCGAAACGATGAGCACTCAAATCGAACGCATGGCCTGCGGGCTGCTCGACGTGAAGCTCGCCGGCTCGGCGAACGACATGTCCTTCACGGGCTACGGCGCCGTGTTCGGCAACATCGACAGCTACGGCGACGTGATCAAGAAGGGCGCATTCGCGCGCACGATCCACGAAGCCAAGACGACCGGCCAGTGGCCGGCGATGCTCGAGCAGCACGGCGGCTGGGGCATGACCGCCTCGGACCTGACGCCTATCGGCGTCTGGACCGACCTGGAAGAGGACGAGGTCGGGCTCAAGGTCGCGGGCAAGTTCGCGCCGACGCCGCGCGGGCAGGAGATGCACGCGCTCATGAAGATGTCGCCGCGGCCGGCGATCAACGGGCTGTCGATCGGGTACCTGCCGATCAAGTGGACGAACCGCAGCAAGCCCGAGGAGCCGCGGCGGACGCTGGAGGAGGTGAAGCTCTTCGAGATTTCGCCGGTCACGTTCCCGGCCAACGGCAAGGCGCGGGTCGGGAGCGTGAAGGCGGCAGATTTCACGGAACGCGAGTTCGAACGGCTGCTCATGCAGGACGCTGGGTTCAGTCGTGCGGACGCTCGCATCATCATCAACCAAGGCTTCACGGCACTCACCGCCATGCAGGACGCTGGCGATGCGGCCCGCGAGCTGCGTGCGGCGCTGGGACGTCGCGACACTTTCTCCCGTTAACCAGACCACACAGGAGCAATCATGAGCGATCTCTCGGAGATCAAGGGCATCATCGAAGCGCAGGGCACCGCCTTCGAGCAGTTCAAGCAGGCGAACGACGCGCTCGTCAAGGCGAAGGCCGAGGGCAAGGCCGTCTCCGACCTCGAAGCCAAGGTCGCCGCGATCAGCGCCGACCTCGACAAGATCGGCGAGCTGAAGGACGCCGTCGCCGAACTGGAGAAGAAGGCGAACCGCCCGGACTTCGCGACCAGCGACAAGGACCGCAACTTCGGCGAGGAGGTGAAGCAGTTCAACATCGCCCGCAAGGCGTTCGACGTGTCGAGCGCCGGCACGCCGGTCTCGGTCGACGAGTACAAGTCGTATCACTCCGGCTTCTTCAACCTGATGCGCAAGGGCAACGTCGAACTCCTGTCCGACGCCGAGCGCAAGGCGATGGTCGCCGGCGACGACTCGAACGGCGGCTACCTGCTGCCGCCGACCACGGTCGGGCGCGCCGTCGCGCGCATCTTCGAGCTGTCGCCGATCCGCGCCATCGCTGGCGTGCAGCCGATCTCGACGGACGCGATGGAAGGCGTCTACGACAACGACGAGGCCGCCTACGGCTGGGTCGGCGAGACGGGCTCGCGCAGCGACACGAACACGCCGACGCTCGGGAAGTACCGCATCGAGGCGCACGAGTGCTACGCCGCGCCCAAGGCGTCGCAGAAATTGATCGACGACTCGGCCGTCGACATCGAGAACTGGCTGGCGATGAAGGTCGCCGACAAGTTCGCGCGGGGCGAGGGCGAGAAGTTCGTCGCTGGCACGGGCGTCGCGCAGCCGCGCGGCTTCACGACCTACACGACGGCCGCGACCGGCGATGCGTCCCGCACCTGGGGCGAGATGGAGCACGTCGTCACCGGCGCGAACGGCGCGTTCCACACGACGCAGGCGGACCCGCTGTTCGACCTCATCGGCGCGTTCAAGCCGGGCTACCTGGCGAACGCGAAGTGGGTCACGCGGCGCGAGGTGATCACGGCGATCCGGAAGTTCAAGACCACGACGACGCTCGAGTACATCTGGCAGCCGGGCCTGCAGGTCGGCCAGCCGGACCGGCTCCTGGGCTACCCGATCGTGATCGCGCAGGACATGCCGACGATCGCGACGGGCTCGCTGTCGATGGCGTTCGGCGACTTCAAGGAGGGCTACCAGATCGTCGACCGCGTCGGCATCCGCACGCTGCGCGACCCGTACACGTCGAAGCCGTACGTGATCTTCTACTCGACGAAGCGGGTCGGCGGCGCGGTGCTGAACTTCGAGGCGATCAAGTTCATCAAGTTCTCCGCGTAGTAGCCGACGGCGAACATCCACTTCGAAAGGAAAGCCTCATGAAAGACGCGATGAACAACGTCTACCCGAAGCGGTGCATCTCGCCCGTCTCGGTGTCGGACAACACGGCCCAGGTCGGTCAGATCATCGACCGCCGCGGCTTCGACTCGCTGACGTACCTGATCGCGATCGGCTCGGTCGCGGACGCGGACGCCACGTTCACGGTGCTGCTGGAGGAGGGCGACGTCTCGAACCTCTCCGACGCGGCGGCGGTGGCGGACGCGGACCTGCTCGGGACGGAAGTCCTGGCCGGGTTCCAGTTCGACGACGACAACGAGTGCCGGAAGCTCGGATACCGCGGCTCGAAGCGGTACACGCGCCTGACCATCACGCCGGCGAACAACGCCAGCGCGGCGGTCCTGTCGGCGGTCGCGCTGCTCGGCGACCCGTCGCTCGGCCCGACGGCGAACCCGCCGGCGTAGTGACCTTGGCGGCGGCGCTCTCGGGCGTCGCCGCCATCCGAACATGACATACGACACTGCGATCGTGCAACACCCGGACGGCGAGCCGATCCACGTCGACCGCGCGAAGCTGCACTGCAGCGTGAACGACACGGATCGCGACGCGCTGTTCCCGGCGTGGATTGCGGCTGCGCGCGAGCAGGCGGAGGCGCGGACGTGCCGGCAGATGCTGCACGCCCGCTACGCGCTGACGCTGCCGGCGTTCCCGAGCGGGCTCCTGCGGGTCGGCAATCGCTGGGTCGAGAACGTGATCGTGCTGCCGCACGTGCCGCTGGTCGACGTCGTGTCGATCACATACGTCGACGAGGCGGGCGTGACGCAGACGGTCGATCCGGCCGACTACGTGGTGAGCTCGACGGCCGAGCCCGGCTTCGTGACGCCGGAGTACGACATCACGTGGCCGTCCACGCGCACGCAGGCCGAGGCGGTGACGGTGACGTACGACGCCGGCTATGCGTCGCGCTGCGTGGCGAACGCGGGCGCGGACACGCTGACGGTGAGCGGGCCGGTGAGCTGGGCGGTGAACGATCCCGTCCGGCTGTCGGTGTCCGGCGGCGCCGACGCCGCGCTGCCGGCGCCTCTGGCGGCCGGGACGACGTACTACATCAAGACGGCCGCGGCGGGCGTCTACACGCTGGCGGCCACGGTCGGCGGCGCGACGATCGACCTGACCGACACCGGGACCGGAACCGTGTTCATCGGCGAGGTTCCGGCCGGCATCCTGAACTGGATGCTACTGCAGGTCGGCGCGCTGCTGGAAAACCGGGAGGCGGAAGCCGCGCTCGAGCGCGGCCAGATGGTCGTCCCGGCGTTCGTGGACGGTCTGCTCGACCGCTACCGGGTGTGGCTGCCGTGACGAGCGCACGCCTGTCGCGGCTGGTCTGGGTGCAGCGCCCTGGCGGCACGCGGGACGCCGTAGGCGGCCGCCTGACGACGTGGACGACGGTCGCCGAGGCTTGGGCGGGCATCGAGCCGCTGACCGGCCGGGAGGCGTTCCTGGCGGCCCAGCGGCAGGCGGCGAGCTCGCACCTGGTCACGCTGCGGTTCGCCCGCGCGCTGGCCGGGATCGACGCCTCGTGGCGCGTCGTGTGGGGTCAGCGCTGCGTCGCCGACGCCGCGGCCGACACGCTGACCGTCTCCGGGCCGGTTTCCTACGAGGTGGGCGACCCGGTCGAACTGGCGAACTACGGCGGGGCCCTGCCGGCGCCGCTGGCGGCGAACACGACGTATTTCGTGAAGACGGCGGCGGCCGTGGTCTACACGCTGGCCGCAACCGCGGGCGGGGTCACGATCGACCTGACGACGACCGGGACGGGCCGGCACCTGTTCGCGCCGCGAATCCTCGTGCTGGACGAGCCGCCGCGCAACCTCGGCGAACGCGACCGGATGCTGCAACTCGTGTGCAGCGAAGGCGTGCGGGAGGAGTGACGTGACCGAGGTCGTCCGCATCGAGGGCCTGCGCGAGCTGAAGCTGAAGCTCGACCGGCTGCCGGCCGACCTGCAGAAGAAGGCGCTGCGTGGTGCGCTGTCGGCTGCGGCGCGGCAGGCGCGGGACGCGGCGCGCGCGGCCGCGCCGCTCGGCAAGGGCCCGCGCCGCCGCGGCGGGCGCACGGTTCCGGCCGGGACGCTGAAGCGCTCGGCGATGGTCGCTTTCGACCGGCGGCAGTCCAACGCGACGCAGGCGGTCTACCGCGTCACGTTCCGCCGCGGGAAGAAGCAGCAGAAGGGCAACCGCGACGCCTACTACGCCTCGTGGGTCGAGTTCGGGCACCGCATCGTGCCGCGCAAGCCGAAGGGCGCGTGGTGGCGGCGCAAGAAAGGCATCGTGTCCGCGTTCTCGCTCGCCGGCCGCCGCGTGACGGCGGGCGGAACGGTGCCGGGCCGTCGCTTCCTGACGAACAGCTTCGCCGCTGGGCGCGCGCGCTTCCTGCAGACGTTCGAGAACACGCTGCGCGCGAAGTTCGATGAGGCGGTGCGTTGAGCATCCAGTCCGACATCTACACCGCGCTTGCTGCCGTCGCTGGCGGCCGCGTGTTCCCGGCGGGCGAGGTGCCCGAGGGCGTGCCGCTGCCGCTCGTCACCTACCGCCGCACCTTGCACGCTCCGATCATGACGCTCGGCGGCTACGAGGGCACGACGAATAGCATCTTCGTGTTCGAGTGCTGGGGCGAGACGACGGCGACGGCCTCGGCCAAGCAGTCGGCGCTCGACGTGGCCGCCGCGGTGATCGCCGCGATCGAGGCTGCCGCGGGCCTCGTGCGCAAGTACCGCACCGACGTCAGCGGGGAGGACTACGACCCGGAGACGCTGGAAACGATGGAACCGGTCAGCTACAGCTTCTGGCACGCATGATGAGACCGGCAACCATCATCCTTCACGAGACGCTGATCCGCCTGTGCAAGGGCATGATCAGCGCGTGGGAGAAGTGGCTGGAGAGTACGAAACAGCAGACGAAGTAATTCACCGTAACGCCGAGCACGCGCGCGGCAACGCCCTCACCGGGCCTCGTTGCGCAATGGCCTCCTCGGAAATTTTCCCAGAGGAGCGCCATCATGGCTTACATCGGCACCAACATGAGCGTCGCGGTTCAGCAGACGCTCGGCAGCGATCTCACGGTCACCGCCGTCACGCTGGCGAATCCCGGCGTCGCGACGTCCACCGCCCACGGCCTGTCGAACGGCGACATCGTCGTCTTCGACGTCACCGACGGCATGATCGAACTCGACGGCCAGGCCGTCCGCGTCGCCAACGTCACGGCGAACACGTTTGAGCTCGAAGGTCTGAACACGACCTCGTACTCGACGTGGACGGCCGGCGTCGCCAACGAGGTGACGGCGTTCTCGACGCTGTCGTCGGCGCAGAACGTGACGATGCCGAACCCGGCGCCCGCCAAGATCGACACGACGCGGCTGATCGACAAGGCGAAGCAGTACGTCTACGGCTTGCCGGACGCTCCGGACGGTTCGATCTCGGGCCTGTTCTCGCCGGGCACGACGGCCGAGGGCCTGATCATCGCCGCGACGAACGCGAACGCCCGGATCGTGTTCCGCATCAACTGGGCGGGCGGGCCGCGCACGATCTTCTGCGCGAACGTCTCGGGCGGTCAGGGCTTCGAGCTGCAGACGAACGCGGCGGCGACGGCAACGATCAACTTCACGCCGGTCGCGCTGGTCATGCACTACGGCTCGTAAGCGTGACAACGAGGGGAGCGCATGTCGAGTGAACTGATCGCGCGTCTGCGCAAGCAGCGCGAGTTCCGCGTGTCCATCGGGAAGCACGTGTTCGTCGGGCTGCGCCCGACCGACGTCGAGGCGATCGCGCTGCACCGGGCGAACGCCGAGCCGTCGGACATCGCAGCCCAGCGGATCGTCGGGTGGGAGAAGGTCACCGAAGACGACATCGTCGGCGGTGGCAGTACCGACGCGATCCCGTTCGACCGCGATCTGTGGACGGCGTGGTGCGCGGATCGGCCCGACTTCTGGGGGCCGATCGCGGAGGCAGCGCTCGACGCCTACAAGCTGCACGCGGAGGCGCTGGATGCTGCCGCAAAAAACTGACGGCCCGGCTCGAAGCGCGCGCGCTCGCTGCGACGTCGGGCGCCTTCGAGGCCGGCGCGATTACCGGCGATGAAGGGCTGATCGTGCGCGCGTGGAACATGATGGGGGGTGAGGTGAACTGGACGGCGTTGCCGGTGCTGATGGCGATGTTCGGCGTCGACGATCCGGAGACGTTCATCGTGCGCCTGCTCGCGCTGCGCGACTTCAAGCACCGCGAAGCGGCGGCCCGCTGACATGGCCTCCGCCGTCGGCAAGCTCGTAGTCGAACTCGCCGCTAGCACGGCGAAGTTCCAGGCCGATCTCGGCAAGGCGGCAGCGTCGGCAGAGGCGAACTCGCGCCGCATCGGCGCCGCGATGTCGTTCGCGAAGCGGTCGGTCGGGCTGCTCGCAGGCGCCTTGAGCGTCGGTGCCGTCGCGGCCTGGACGCGCGAGATGGTGCGGGCGGCCGAGGATCTGCAAGACCTGTCCGAGGCGACCGGCTCGACGGTCGAATCGCTGTCGAAATTGAGCAACGCCGTGAAGATCGGCGGCGGCAATTTCGACGAGATCAAGGGCGCGCTCGAACGGCTGGCGGCGGGGATGGCCGGGGCGGAGGAGGGCAGCAGCAAAACGGCGGAGGCATTGCGCTTCCTCGGCGTCACCGCGACCGACCCGGCGCAAGCGCTGGAGGAGATCGCGAAGAAGTTCGAGCAGTTCGCCGACGGTGCCGGGAAGGCCGCGATCGCGAAAGACCTGTTTGGAAAATCGGGTGTCGCGTTCATCTCCGCGCTGAAGGACATCGCGCAATACGGGGACGTGTCGGCGAGCGTCACTGCGGCGCAGGCCGCCGAGGCGAGCCGGCTGGGCGACGCCTACCGCGTGCTCGGCGTGGAGGCCGACCGTGCGAAGCAGGCAATCGCCGGCGCGCTGTTGCCGGCGCTCGCCGACCTGGTCGAGCAGTTCCGCTTCGTGCGCGAGAACTCGACCGGATTCTTCGATGCGCTCGACCGGTTTGCGAACTTCGCCGGGCCGGTCAACAAGCTGCGCGACATCGGCGCCGAGATTCGCAACGTCCGCAGCGAGCTGGAGCAGGCGCAGGCGCTGCAGGGCACGGGCGGCCTGACCGGCCTGCTCAACCGCGCGGCCGGCGGGTTCTTCGAGCGCGCCGAGACGAAGGCCACGGCGAACCTCGAATTCCTGAAGTTCATGCAGCGACAGCAGGCGCTGCGGCTGATCAGTCCCGACAACGACGACGCCCGCGACCTGCGCGCGAAGTTCAAGCCGCAGCTACCGTACGTCAGCAGCGGCACGCCGAAAGTGGCGCAGGGCCCGAAGGACGACCCGACGAAGAGGCTGCTCGAAGGCCAGCTCCGCGCGATCGAAGCGTACGCCGACGCCGAGCGCGACGTGCTGCGCAACCGCGCTGAGTACCTCGACCGCTATTTCAGCGACGGCGCGATCGGCATCCGCGAATATTTCGCCGCGAAACAGGAGGCGCAGGATGCGGACCTCGCGGTCACGAAGGGCGCGATCGACGAGCAGATCGCCGCCCTCGAACGCTACCGCTCCGAGCGCGGGCGTACGCAGGTCGAGATCGCCGAGACGGACAACAAGATCGCCGACCTGCAGGTCAAGCGCGAGAAGGCCGAGCGCGACGCCGGGAAGGCGTCCGTGCTGCTGTGGTTCGACGCCAACCGCGCGGCGCAGGACTACAAGAAGACGGTCGAGGAGGTCGCGATCCGGCTGCTCGAGCTGGACGGCCGCGGCGGCGAGGCCGCAGCGCGACGCCTGCAACAGCAGAACGCGGAGCTGCGTCGCTCGTTCGAACAGTCCGGCGACTCGGCCGCGCTCGCCAACCTCAACCGGCTGGAGCAGCAGACGATCCGGCAGGCGCAGCTAAACGACCTGCAGAACTTGTTCGGCCAGATCGTCGAGCAGGTCGGCAACGCGCAGGCGCGCGTCGGCATCCTGCGCGAGGCCGGATCGCTCACAGAACTGGAAGCGCTGCGCAAGCTCTCGGACGCGAACAAGGAGCGCATCGCCGACCTGACGAAGGTCGCCGACGCGTACGAGGCGATCGCCGCCGCGACTGGCGACCCGCGCGCGCTCGCCGCGGCCGACGCGCTGCGCGTCAAGATCGAGGAGATCGCGGCGGCCGGTGACCTCGTGGCGAAGAAGTTCAACGACATCGCGGCGAGCTCGTTCTCCGACGCACTGCAGTCGTTCGTGAACGGCGAGAAGTCGTTCAAGCAGGCGGCGCAGGACTTCGCCAAGGACATTCAGAAGCGCGTCACCAGCGTCGTCGCCGACAACCTCGCCGAGAAGCTGTTCAGCAAGGACGGCGCGCTGGGCGGCTTCGGCGACCTCTTCTCGTCGCTGTTCGGTGGCAAGTCGAGTCCGGCCGGAACTGGCGGCGCACTGGCGGCGGATACCGCGCTGCTGACGTTGAGCGCGACGAGCGCGACGACGGTGGCGTCCCTGACGACGATGACCGCGGCGGCAGCGTCGGCGGCCGCGGCGCTCGCGTCCGTCGCGGCGAGCAGCGCGAGCAGCAGCGCCGGGAGTTTCCTCGGGAACCTGTTCGGAGGCGGCGGCGGCAGCATCTACGGCGGCCCGCAGTTCGGTAGCTACGCGGTCGGCACGAGCTACGTCCCGCGGGACATGCTGGCGTTCATCCACCAGGGCGAGCGGATCGTGCCGGCGGCGGAGAACCGGCGCGGCTACGGTCGCGGCGGCGGGCCGCTGCAGATCACGCAGAACATCAACGTGATGCCCGGCGCTGACACCCGCTCGGCACGGCAGGCCGCCTCCCGCCTGCGCGACGCGACGATCACCGCCATCAAGGATCGCTGACCGTGGCCTTCAAGGACATTCAGTTTCCGCCGGCCATCTCGTTCAAGGCGACCGGCGGCCCGATGTTCCAGACCGACGTGGTCATCAAGGCGTCTGGGGCGGAAGCGCGCAACCAGAACTGGAGCTACGAGCGGCTCTCCTACGAGGTGAGCCACGCCGCGCGCCGCGAGGTCGACTGGCGGAAGCTGCAGGCGTTCTTTCGCATCGTCGCCGGCCGCGCGTACTCGTTCCGGTTCAAGGACTGGACCGACTACGAGGTCGAGAGTACCGAGGGCAAGTTCATCACGATCGACGCGACGCACGCCTATCTGGCAAAGCGCTACACCTACGGCGCCGAGACGAGCGACCGCAAGATTACGCGGCCGGTGAGCGGCACGGTCAGCTTCACCGGCGGGTCCGGCCTGTCGCTCGACTACGCGACAGGCATCCTGACGCACGGCACGATCCCGACCGCGTGGGAGGGAGAGTTCGACGTGCACGTCCGTTTCGACACCGACGAGATGCGCCACGAGACGATCGACAAGCAGCCGAGCGGCGAGCTGATCGTCGGGTGGGCGTCGATCCCGATCATCGAGGTGCGCGGTTGAAGTCGATCAGCGTCAACTTGAAGGCCGAGATGACCGGCGAGCTCATGCACCTCGCGACTTGCATGCGTCTCGAACGCACCGATGCCCAGGTGTACGGGTTCACGACGCACGACAAGCCGCTCGTCATCGACGGCACGACCTACGAGCCGGCGGCGTCGTTCAACCCGACCGACATCGCGTCGGCGTCGAACATGGACACCGACAACCTGTCGATCGATGGACTGCTCGACACGGACACGCTGACCGAGGACGAGCTCCGAGCGGGCCGCTGGGACTACGCGGCCTTCCGCGTGTTTCAGGTCAACTGGGCGGATCTGACGATGGGCGATAAGAAGGACCGCGCCGGGCACCTGGGCGAGGTGACCGTGAACCGGCAGACCTTCATCGCCGAGCTGCTCGGGATGATGGAGGCGTACGCCACCAGCATCGTCGAGATCACGACGCCGGGCTGCCGGGCGAGCCTCGGAGATGCCAGGTGCAAGGTCAACATGGCGCCGTTCACCACGAGCGGGACGATCGAGTCGGCAGGCACCGACTTCTTCACGCTCAACGACTCAACGCGCACTGAGCCCGACGGCTACTTCGACGAGGGCGTGATTACCTTCGACGACGGCGACAACGCGGGGCTTTCGTTCGAGGTCAAGGCGTACATCGTCGGGACGTGGATCACGAAGACGCCGTTTCCGTACGATGCGACCGGCGCCGCCTACACGATGACGCGGGGCTGCAACCGCCATTTCGGCACCTGCCGCGACACGTTCGAGAATGCCGCGAACTTCCGCGGCGAGCCGTGGCTGCGGGGGAACGACGCGCTGATCCAGATCGGGCGCCGGACGTGACCACGCGGGCCGAGATTGTCGCCGAGGCGCGGACCTGGATCGGCACCCGCTACCGGCACCAGGCGCGGGTCAAGGGCGTCGCCACCGACTGCATCGGCCTGCTCGGCGGCGTCGCGCTGGCGTGCGGCCTGCCCGGCGCGCGGGAGTGGGCAGACGACCTGGCGCTGCACGCCTACGCGCGCACGCCCGATCCGGCGTTGCTGCGGGCGGGCGTCGACCGCTTCCTCGACCGCCTGCCGGCGGTGCAGCGCGCGCGCGAGGGTGACGTGCTCCTGTTCGCGCTGGAGGGCGAGCCGCGGCACTTCGCGCTGGTGAGCGAGGCGACCGGGGCGGGCCCGGTGCGGGTCATCCACGCCTACGCGCTGCTCGCCGCGCGCCGGGTGGTCGAGCAGCTCCTGCCGGTCGCGCGCGCGCAGGCGATCGGCGCCTACGGGTTCCGGGGGCTGACAGCGTGACGACGCTCGTGCTCGGGACGGTCGGCAGCCTCGTCGGCGGGATGGTCGGCGGGCCGATCGGCGCGCAGGTCGGGTGGCTGGTCGGCAGCCTGCTCGGGAACCTGATCGACCCGCCGAAGGTCGAGGGCCCGCGCCGCAGCGATTTGAAGCTGCAGGTTTCCGAGTACGGCAAGCCGATCCCGTTCGTCTGGGGCACCGGGCGGATCACCGGCAACGTGATCGACCAGACCGACCTGCAGGAGCACAAGGAGACGAGCGGCGGCAAGGGCGGCCCGGAGGTCACGACCTACACCTACTCGGCCTCGTTCGCGATCG